TATTATTATTAAACTTAATTAACCATGATAACGGTGAAGATGCCACAAAATTGGGTTTGGTGTTACACAAGTCGTCCATCACAATAGTTTCAGTGTCCACTTTATAATTGGAAAAATAGTCGTCATTCTCGTTCCAGGTGATCTTTTTGGTAAGATCACCCGTCCCTCCACTAGCTTTAACAGCAACAACATTTATAATATTTGCTACTGTAGTCTTACCTACACTAGATGGACCACAAAATGCCAAAACAAAAGGCGACTGACGCAACAATCCTGAATTCAATTTACGATCCAGATCATTCTTGGTCTTAACAAGATTAACAAGCCTATCCCATATAACTTTCTTTTCGAATCCCTTGTTAAGAGATACATGTAGACTATGAAGGTAGGAATATAGTTCGTCATATAAAGCATGAAAATCGGATACTGACGTACCAGCGGCTTCCCAATCCCCGTCAGCTACAAGTGGTACTAGCCTATAATACTCCAAATACTTCTGCTCAAAGGCATAGGCCTCAGGGTTAGTAAACAATATAGGCTTCAATGATTTTTGTGTGAAACACATATATCCGGTCTCTAAGAAGTAAGCCACAGTTTCTAAAATAAGACCAGGCATATCAGTTAATGATAAACCATTTAACCGCTTAACCAGATTCTCGGAAAAAACCGTAAAACCACCGACTTTGAAATCAATATCAAAGGAGCTGCACAATCCTGAACACACAACTAAACTAACCACATTCAAAACCTTTTCAAAAAATGGAGATTTCTGCAAAGATTTAAAATCATTAGACAATGTTCGCCACAACGTGGCCATATCCTGGAGAGAATGGGGTTCATATTTATTCATAAGAATACCAGAAAACCGATCAGCTAAAGCAACAGCAACACTCTTATTATAATAGGTTTTAAAATGCGTCAACAGCAAAGCTCCTGCATTAACAGGTGACGTACTAGTTGCCAAACCAATAATAAGAGCTGTCCAATTCTCAATACTATTCGCATCAAAACGCGTTGCTAATCGGAGAAAAGAAAGATCTATACGAGCGCGGGATAAAAAATCTCCGTTCTGTGGTATATCAGCTTCTGCTTTCCGCGCGGCTGAAGACTTAGAAGAATCGCGCCAGTATGATTCATGTAACTGCCATATCTTTGGTACAAACCAAGTTGATATCAGAGGGAACCAAATAGTATTGGCGAAAAATCGTATCCACATTTTAAAGCGCAAGAACCCAGCAGCTGAAGGTCGAGGTAATCCATCAGGCCAATCACGAGAGCCACTGTGGTGTTCATATTTCCGTTTCTCTTTATTCAGAAACTGAAGAGGCTCCTTGTATTTGCCAGATTGACCATTCTTGCAAGCCTTTTTCTTCTCCTGCAATTTACCAATTTCCTTCAAAATCTTAGAAACTTTCCTCTCATTCTTTCTGTCAAATTTTGACTTAGCGTATCCAGATTGAGAGGTGAAAATGCGTTTAGTTGAACTAGTGAGACCCAAAGACTCAAATCTCAAATTAAACCAAAAGCGGACAACTTGGCGACTATAATAGTCAATATCATCGCCAACTCTGCAAAATGCAAAATATAAAATGTAAAATAATCTTTCTACAAGTTCTCGTGCCAACGAGAAAAGACGAACGGCGGGTACAACGAAACAGGAAAAGTTCAACAAGGTAGTATAGGTAAGGTTAATAATTCTAAGCATAAATAGTTTATTAACCCCCTACACCCTACCTTGCTGAACTTTTCCATCAAGAATAAAACTTGATGAAAAAGTTCAACAAGCTGGCTTCATCTTTACTCACCTAATAAAAGGTTTTACGAATAGTAATCACACCTCTTGGTGTGTCTCCCTATTGCTAGAGTATAATCCATTTAATATTCGCACAGTGATGAACTGTCCCG